GGTATGCAATACGCTGTCGGGTCCAGTCCATCATCTGGTCCAGACTGGTGATGCTCAGGGAGGGCACATTCGGCCATTTTTCATATTCAGCCTGCATCAGTTCCGGGGTGTAGCGTCCCAGCAGGTCTCGGGCCAGCTCCAGCACGCCGCACTGTGAAAACAGACCGTTATCCCGCAGTTCCGCATAGCGGGCATTCATTTCCGCCTGGAAGGTGGTACGGACTTTCTTCCAGAAGGTGCGGTTGACCTGCATGGCGAGGCCGTTATCAAACAGATTCAGGTCTGGCGGATAGGCAATGGACGTCCCGGCGTAATGCAGACCAAAGGTGGTATCCAGGTCATAGGGCATGAAAAACCATTTCGTGCCGTCCCAGGTGATAAACGTGGTGTTCTTCTGCACGCAGTCCGGGGCGCAGATAAAGCTGAGGAAGACGTAGAAATCCACCACGTTGTTTTTATCCAGATGCGTACCGGCGGCGGCGGTAAACGCGTCCTGCGCGGACTGCGCGAAGTCCCGCCAGCGGTCGAGGCAGGCAGCCGTTTCCGCCGTGGGTTTCGAAGGTGAGTCCATCACCCAGGTGCCGTTATCCGTGAGCGCCGGGATGTTAATCGCCCCGTCCCAGATAATCATGATTTGCTCCGGGCTGTTTTTGGCGATGTTGTAATCCTTGCGCGACGAGTTGTAGAGAAAATCCCCTATCCCGTAAAACTCACCGTTGATATACAGCACGCAGGCGTACCCCTTCGGGCAGCCGATGGCGCCGGTATCAATGGCGCTGGCCCCCAGCTTCCCCACGTAGCTGTTATCAATATCCCGGCGCGGCCAGCCGCTGCGGGTCGCCATCACCTTCTGCCACAGGTTGTAGCAGAGCACATTGCGCAGGTGGGTCGAGTCAATCCAGTTCGCCTTGAAAATCCATTTATCCTTCGGCACCACATCCCCGATTTTCAGGCTGACATTTTCGGTATGCGCCGCGTCGGCAAACAGCTCGAATTTCATGTTCTTTTTCGGGTACCCCGCTGACGACGCCCCCTGAACCTTGAAGGACACGTATGCCGTGAACATCTCCCCGTCGACGTCCACCTTTAAGGTGCCGTTAACCGGGTTGTCCTTGCTGGTCGGTGCGCCGCTGTCGGAGGTCACGTCCAGGCGAATCAGACCGCGCGGCTCACCAAAGGCAAACACGCCCGGATATTTCGCCTGCGCCTCCCGGTTTCCCGTGCCACTGCCTGCCGCTGAGGGGTCGAAGCCGTCGAGCGGGAGAAGCTGACGGGCCAGCACCTGGAAGGCATAGAGGTTACTCAGCTGATGACTTTCCACCTCCTCGGGGGTGGCCTCCACCAGAGCCAGCGCCCGCATACCGGACTGAAACGCCAGCATCAGCGCCTGAATCTGGTCTGACTGGCTTTTTTGTGAAGCGGCCATGCTGGTCACCTGCGCGGCCATCTCATCAAGACCGAGCTGCATCAGGGCGGCCGTCAGCGACTGGAGACCGGACTGCAACGCGGTCAGGCCATCCAGCGCTGAGCCGGTGTCCTGCTCCAGCTGCTGGCGCAGGGACGTAATCGCCTGCTGACTTGCCAGTGCATTCAGCCGGTTCGCCTGGCCGTTGCGCTTCTGGTAATAGATAAAGGCCAGCAGTTGCCCCTCGCTGTCAGGCACCACCACGCGAAAGAGTTTCCCCTCCGGCGTACCGGCAAGCCCCGCAAGGGTGCCGTCCGGGTCATCCGGGGTCATGAAGAAGGTGTAATCCCGGTAGTCCTGCAGCGACTCAACGGCGGTTTTTAAATAGCGGGTACGGTTCGCCAGCTGCCGGGCCTGTTTGTTTGACGGACCATAAATGCCGCCCTCCACCCGGTCTTCGCGCGCCAGCAGGTAAACCTCATCTTCCCATTTTGTCTGTTCGTTAATTGCACTCATGTTATTCTCCTGCGTAAACGCCACGGCCATCGTGAAAAGTGCGCCCGTCATAGCGATGTGAGTCTTCTCCCCGCTGGTTTTCGGTATAGGTGACCGACCCGGAATGGAACCCGCCGCCGTCATAACGGGCGGCCTCATCCGGCGTATATTCCGGCGGATACACGCTGATGACCTCCCCGCTGCACGATGCGGCACCGGTATACACCGGACCGGTGGTCCCCGCTGACAGTGACAGGCGGGCAATGTGGCGGCTGACCGGCCGCGCATCGCCAATAATCCGCTCCAGCTCCTTAATCATCGTCTCGGTAATACCGATATCATTCAGGTCAATCTCAAGGCGGAATGTCCCGGCGGGGTCGGCCACCTCCCACCATTCCTGAAGCGTCATGCTGTAGCCGAGGTTTTCAATCACCCGGCGAACCGCCGCCACCGTCCCCTTGCGTTGGTGGATCCAGAACGCATCGCTGACCGCCTGGCGCTTATCCCTCTCTGACCAGGTTTCCTCCCAGCGGTCGACGGAAAACGCCCACGCCAGATACGGCAGGAATTTCACCGGGCATTTCCACGGGTTCCAGAGGTCACGCAGTGGCACGCTTAAATCACTGATACCTGAACAGGCCTGCACCAGCCTGCGCTCCAGTGATGACGATCCCGGCGGTAACAGGCTATTCATCAGAGCCACCAATTTCTGCTTTAAAATCGGTGCAATAGGACGCCTGCGTTTTATCTATCACCATGTCAGCCAGGGGCTGCATCAGCTCAACCCGCTGCACGCCCTGAACATGCAGAGCGGCATAAATCGCAGACAGCCGCACATCACGCCCCAGGCGGCGCTGCTCATTGATGTATGCAGTGCCCTGCTCTTTCGCGGCAGCGAGGATGGGTTCCTTTGCCGGGCCGGGATAGACATACAGAACCGCATCGATTTCATAGCGGACAATCTCAGCAGAGCGGACGCTCACCCGGTCCGCTACAGGCCGCACGGCCTCATCATTCAGTGCAACACCAACTACCTGCAGCAAGTCATCCGGCGCAGTGCCATCACCGTCGCGGGCCAGAATAGTCACCACGACTTCCGCCGGTGCCGGGCTGAATGCTGATGCATCTGCCACACGGCCATCGGCGCTCAGCGCGTGAAATTCATACGCGCCAACCGGCCCGGCAACGCTCATCCCCTCAAAGGCCGCCGGGATGCGCTGCCGATAATCCGCGTCCGATTCCATTTCCGCCTCAGTGGGTGGCGTGGTGGTATCGTCTGCGGGGGTGATCACCCGGCGCTGCACGTTATTGTTAGCGCCTAAATTATCCAGGTCATCACTGCCGGAATAAGCCACCATGACAGCCCGTGCCGCCTCGTTAATCCGCTGGCGCAGCAGCAGCTCCCGGTACACGTTTTCCTGCAGCGTTTTTACAATCGGCTCTGACTCAAGCGTTAAAGTACGGGCCACGGCTTCCTGCTCTTCTGCCGGATAGAGCGCGACAAACTCCGCTTTACGCTCTGTCAACAGGGTTTCAAAATCTGGCTCATCAACGATTTGCGGTGGCGGCAGCTGGGAAAGGTCAATAACGGCCATTGTCTGCTCCTGTCGATACGGAAAGGGACACAGGCACACCGTCATTACGCTGGCCTGCCAGCTCAATCACCATTGAGCCTTCCATGTTGCTGCTGTTAATCGTGATGGTGTCGAGCTGCAACCGCGGCTCCCAGCGCAGCAACGCGACGTACACCGCAGACATGATCTGCAGGCGCAGCGCCCGATTTTGTGGCTGGTCAATCAGCGCAGACAGCAGGGAGCCATACTCCCGACGGGCAAGGCGGCTACCCTGCGGCGTCAGCAAAATGTCCCGCACGGACTGGCGCAGGTGATCCGTTTCCGTAATGGCCTTGCCGGTATCGCGGTTCATCCCGATATAGAGCGTCAAATTGGACCTCCCGTTGTTCCGCCGCTGTCGCCAGGGTGTTTATGCTTATCGGCAACGATACCGTTTGAGGTCATTTCCCCGCCGTCATGGGTCACATCGCCATTAATGATCACGTTGCTGTTAATACGGGTCGTGTCGGCCTCGATCACAAGCTCCCCTGTTTTGCAGGAAACCAGCTGTGACGACTCAATCAGCACGGCTTTAACGCCCCGGATAATCCAGTGCCCGGTGGCAGGGTCGTATTCGAACCAGCCGCCATCCTCGTATTCGGTCACGTCCGCGCTTTCAGAGTCTGACGGCGGCGGGCAGGCGTTGGAGTAAATGGCCGGAAGCGCAAAAGCCGTCTCCAGATTGCCGCCCAGGCTGAACAGCACCACCTGCTCCCCCGGCGACGGACACCACCAGGTGCGGGATTTACCGGCGCGGTAGGTCAGCCAGTTAATCCAGTTGGTTTCGAGGTCGCCAGTTTTCACCCGGCAAAGCCAGCCGTCCCGGTCCACCTCGGTCACAATGCCGGTGCGGATCAGATTGGTGATAAGGCGCATGATTTCGGTTAATTGAGCATTCATGTAGACGATACTTACATAAACATTTATCTTGGGGCATAGGAGATGAAGTGTATGATTAACGATACAATGACAAATTTTTATGTAAGGACTAGAAATGACTCCTTTTGGAATTTATGGGTATATTTTCACTAAAGAAATGACATTTGATTTAGGAATATTAACTCCTCGCTTCAACAATCTTCACGAGATCAAGAAAGAAAAATGCAACGGAGAGTCTTATATACTTACAGGTTTTTTCACTCCTAACTCAAGCGCAAATAAAAATCTCTCTCAAGCTCTCTTTGATCTTTCAGCAATTCTAAGCTTTATTGAACAAAAAAATGTAATCATAGCCCATTCACTCAAAGAGAATGAAAGCCCTTTAACATTCGGTGATGACTTCCCCATAACTTTAGATATAAAAAGGAAACGTGGCCCAGGACAAATAATAATGGAAGACTGTTTCTCTAAAGATGGAAGGTCAGCATTCATTAAGCTTGCCATTAACAAACTCAGTGAAAACAATAAGACCAATCAAAACCCATTTAGAACAGCCTTCTTCAAATCTATGCTTTCTTTTAGAGAGAATATAAGCTATGTAGATGTAAACTATTACCTATCGTTCTCTGCACTTGAATCCCTATGTAGATATATACAAAATGATTATGCACCTTCCAGAGCTCCGCAAATAATTACAACGACTCTACAAAACTATGGTTTCAATGTATCAAAAAAAGATAACGCTGTACCACAAAGAAACATCATGCACTATTGCGCACTTCGCAACGCATTGTTTCACAAAGGCGATTACATTGCGCTCGTCGAATATAACAATCCTGACAGCATTATATATTTGAAGGATTACTCATCCTGTATTAGCCTACTTCTCTCTTTATTGATAATGAAACACATAGGATTTGATGACAATTATATTAATTGGGACTCATGGATTGACAGGCAACCATTCATTAGCAAAAAATAATAAAACAATAATGGTTCTGCTTTCATTTTTGAATCCAGTCTAGCAACGTCTCGCGCGTAATGTCCTCCACTTCATCATTGATGCCGAGTAACCGGCGCTGTGAATACTGCACCTCCGGCCCTCTGCGGCTCACACGGTCACGCAGACCGTAATGATGAACGCGGGCAATTCGCTGTACCCTGCCCTCAAATTCGACACTGGCAGAGTCCGGGCTGGCAGCGGCTTTCAGGTATTTTGCGGTGCGGAGTTTGGCAAACATTTGCCGACGTATGCGGCCAGTTTTCGTGCGCGCCGTTACCCGTCGTGGTTCGTATGCCGTACCGTCCGGGTTGCGCTGCATCCTGATATTTTTCTGCTGGCTGCGGCGCAGCTGCTGCGCCAGCTCCCGCATCATGCGCTTACGTGCGGCAGGCTCCAGCCCCGCCAGCAGCGCCTCTAACCAGGCGTCAACTTCCTGCAGCTCAGCCACGGCGCACCGCCCACATTTCGTCCGGTTCCGGCACCGCTTCGACGCTGGACACGTCACCGTCAGCACTGACGATAACGCGCTCTGTCAGCTGTAGATTCAGGCTGATATCGCAGATATCATTGCGCAAGATATCGACCTCAAACGTAAACAGCTTTTCACGCAGTTCCGGGTTATGGATAGCATCGGGCTGATTCTCCATCAGCCAGGCCAGCACGGGAGCCATCAGTAATCCCTGATCGCCGCTGAAATCCACGATCACCACGTTAAGGGTATAGCGATACTCCCAGGACAACGACGCCGCGCCGGTCGCCACCACCGCTCCGTTATCCACGAATAAATGCAACTTGTCCGGGTTGTCCCGGACATACGCCACGGTTTTATTCAGGGCGAGGCGTAAGGACTGAGGTTTGTTCACTGTTTCGCTCCTGGCAGGAAATTATCGTGTCCACCTTGTCAGCACAGACTGACCAGGCAGCCTCCGCCTCATCCAGCGCCGTCAGTAAATCACCGTTAGTGCGTGCCGCTGACTTTTCCAGGCGGCACTGCGTCACCCTGGGACAACCATTCACGGTAAGCTGCACCTCCGGCGAGGGCCGGACGTTCGCGCATCCTGATAATGTCAGGAGGCAAAGGAGTACCAGCCCAGCGGCGCAAATCCTCGTTTTCACGTTTTAGCTCCTCAATCCGGCGCTGACGGCTTCGCAGCAGCGCGTTTGTACTTTCTGCCGCCGCGTAAAGCCGCGCCTGTTCCCGGTTGTTGGTTTCGGTCAGGATGGACAGGGCGATCAGCTGGCTGTTCGTTTTTGCCAGTTTGTCGCCCGCCGTTTTCAGGTCCCCGCCTTGCTGATCGATGGTACGGCTGGCCTCATTCAGTCGCCATGACTGCCAGCCCAGCGCCGCCAGTACGAGCGCAAGAATTACCGCCAGCGCGCGCGTCATACCGTCACCGGCTGCGCATCAACAACCTGCGCACGCAGAACCTTAAGCGCGACCAGCGTCAGCAGATAAAATGCCAGGGTGACAACGTGGCCCGTAAAGGCGAGAAAAATCACAAGCAGTGAACGCCTGGCCCATCTGATCACATTGTTTCCTGGCGTACTGAAAAAGCGCGTAAGCGCCTGCTTTGCCTCTTCCCGATGAGTGCCGCCCGCATACCACCCGGCCAGGCAAAGCAGCACCGCCACCCAGACCAACAAACAGGCGACCCAGGTCAATGCGGTGACCAGCGCCGAGGCCATGCCGTTGGGGACAAAGAGACTTAAAATCATCAGCGCCGCGTACAGCACCGAAAGCAACCCACTGATAAATTTCTTTTTCATTTCGTTACGCTCCTTTTAAGCACCAGGCCAGCTCCCGCCCCCGGCGGTTATCCAGCCCCTGATTAAATATGCCTTTGACATATACCCAGCGCGGCAGCTGATAGCAGGCATCGCGCCAGCGCTTCTGATTGATAAACTTCACCATGGTTGAGCTGCAGGCATTGCCCGTGCCGACGTTGAACGCCAGCGACACCAGGGCGTCATAAACGTACTGCGGCACGTTCACCAGGACACACCGCGCCAGGGCGGTTTCAACTCGTAATACATTGGTGATGAAGTTCCCCGCCGCCTGTCGCTCTGTGATGGTTTTCCCCGGCACCACGCCCGACGTGTTACCGATGCCGTCGGTCCACACGCCAGCGTCGCACTGGTACGGCTGCAGGCGGCATCCCTCGTAATCGGCTATCAGTTTTAGCCCCTCAACGGAGGTGTGGAGCTGCTGGAAACCGGGCAGCGTGGCGGCGATAGCCAGCACCGCCCCGACAAGGCAGCGCTTAACGATTGAAGGATTCATATTCCCCCTGGGTTATCTTCCCGCCGCGTAGCAGCTGATAGGTTTTGTGTTTGTAGTACCAGTTGATCGCCAGCATCAGCAGACCAATCAGCACACCGCCCACCGTAGAGGCATCTTTAAGCGATAAATCGCCCATCCACGCCAGCAGTACAGCAATGCAGTACGTAATAAAGGCGCTGATCCGTTCAAGCGTCATCATTCAGTCC